TATGTCGACATCATTACGCTTTCTAATCGGTTGTGCTAATTTGCCTATTGCTAACATTCGACCAGCATCATCATATAATCCAATCGTTGTTATATATGGTGCAAAACTGCTTGACGCTACAAAACAACGATAAGTTTCATTGTCGTCTTTTGTCAATGAAACATTAGTAGACATATTAAAATCGCCTTGATCAATTCTGGTAGTAACTCCTAATTCATGTATAGTTACGGTACTTTTATAAGAAGCCGTATATGCAAAGTCTGTTATTCCGTGATAACGATAATCAGTAGTAGAAACAACTGCAATACCTTGTTTTTCAAATACATTGCCTACAACACCAGTTTGAATAAATGTTCCACCTTCTGTTCTATCTGCTAAATATCCAACTTCTGTGCTTGTTAATGATTTATTATATATTCGTATTTCATCTAATTTACCTGACAAGTTCAATGAACTAGAACCAAAACCACCTATATATAAATCATCTGAATTATCAATTCTCGCATCTGATGCACTAACAGGAGAACAATCTGCAGTTAACAATCCAGGATTACTTTGTGAAGCATGTATTGTTCCATCAACATACATATTCAAAGTGCTACCTGATTTTTCACAAACAACATGACGCCATTGATCGGCAACAATTGATGAAGTTACTTGCATTGAATATTCATTAGTTCCTGCTACAGAAAATACTATTTGATTGCTACCACTTAATTCTACCCTAAAAGGATATTGTGGAGATCTGCTAGAAGATGCCTTCGTTATAATTAATTGATTGCTTGTTGATGCATTAGCTCCTGAAACATAAAATGATATTGCATAATTTTCGTCTCGATTATAAGCACCTGGTAATGCAGATTTAATATAAGAACTACCGGTAAAGTTTGCTGATAATCCAATTGGTAATTGATCTCCGTTAGAAGCATTTACACCATCAACATAAGTTACATTATTAGATTCATAATCAATTCGGCTTGTATCAAAATATTCATTAAACCCTTCATACCATTGCACATCAGAAATTATAGATCCGGTATCAAATGTTGTGTCATTTATATTTCCATATTCATCAGAAGTAAATGAAGCAGTATCAGCAACATTCAAAGTAAATGATCCTGGTTTTATTCCTTCTCCTACTTTGTTTTGTGGAAAAGAAAATACACTTGCAGTTTCATATAAATGTTTCTTAATAAAATTTAAATCGGTTTGTCCAAAGTTATTATAAGGTTGATTCTTATTTTTATAAAACAAATGATTTATTGAAAAATAAGTAACGCTCTGCAAACTACCATCAATATTTGCAGCATCATTATATATTAAATTAGATCCTAATGCAGGTAAATAATTAGTATCTATATAAACTGCTTGTAATGGAAGAACACTACTTGTAGCACTACCACTTAAAACCGTAAAAGTTTTATTAGCTTGAAATGGATTGATTTGAATATCAGTAGTATCTACTTTTTTAAATACTGACGGATATAATCCTTCATAAATCGTAGTGTCATTTATTCTAGCTTCAGACATAATAGTAAAAACCTCGCTACATTTATTATAAATATAACGAGGCTAAATTACGTATCAAAATATTAGAAATCTAATTTTACTCTAATCAATGCTTCACGTTGGAATGATTTTAACAATGGCTTTGAAAGTTTAGCTACTGCTAATAATTCTTGCGAGTCATTATATAATCCAACTGTAGTAATATATGTTTTAGGGTCTTTAATAAATGTAGATTGTTGTATCAATCCGTCACTACCTGTAACATATGATGGATTATTTGAAAAATTATATTCACCATTTTTAATTCTAACAAAATAATGTGTGCTAGTTATTTGTTCACTATTTCTTGCCAAGAAACCATATGGGTCACTTGTTGCTGGATTTGTTAATAACGATGAACCAGATATAGAATGGAACAATCGGAAATGATTATTACCTTCTACACTCGAACCGGTTGTAGTTTGGAAATTAAGTTGTTGATCTAACATTTTACCGTCTAATATCAATGTTCCATAATCGGGATAAGCTAAACCATAATAAACCGGTGCTGTTGAATTATAAACACCATCATTTATTGAACCAGAAACAATATTATATCGTTTTCCCGAATCTCCAATTGTTGCATCTGCCAATGTTGAATCATCAATTAATGTGAATACAACACTACTACTAACATCAACATTACTACCAGTTGCATTAACATCAAGTGAAGCAGACATATATCGCAAAGGTAATTCAAAATTACCAGCATCTAATCTTTCTTTTAATCTGTTACGTTTAAAGTTAACAACATAAATATAATCAGTGCTACCAGAACCCGCCGTTGTAAATCTAGTATCATCGGGATTCAATAATAGTTGTCGATATTGTGAATAAACTGCTTTAGACGGAGAGTCATTTAATTGACCTTGTGAATCGGACCCACTACCTAATGCATGACCGAATGCCAAAGAAAATTGAACTGCTGAGCCTGTTGCTGCTGGTGTTTTTTGATAAGTATCAACATAATAACGTCGTTGTGATATGGTTTGATCAGACGCAGTAAAAAATGTAGTTAAACTAGCAAGGTTATCAGACCAAAGTCCAGCCGTCACTGTTTCTTTTTGTTCTTTAACAACATCATTAAACATATCAAATTTACTATAAATTTTTCCGTTATTTGCTGAATTTGCATTGAAAGCTTGTTCTGCAATAATGTCTTGGGCTAATTGTTGAGCCAATCTTTGAACTTGTTCATTAATACTAGCTTGTTCAACAGCATCTCCTCTTACTGGTTGTGATATTGGCTGTACTGGTCTATCAGGAGTACCTCCTAAACGTTGTTGTGTTTTAAGTTGTTTAATAGTTTTCATATTTACTTCTTTATCGTGCGCCAATCGTAGCAATAGTCGCTTTTCGTACAGTTAAATTCATAGTTACACTTCCTCCTGTGTCATATCCTATAATTGTCACTGTCGTAGTTTGACCTTTTACTACTAAATTTTTCGCAGTAACTTTAAATTCAAATCCAGACACAGCAGTACTACGAGCGTCTGCATTGGAATCATCTCCAATTGGTCTCGGAACAGTCGGCAATGCAGAATTCTGTAATGGTCGAGTTGCTTCTATAGAAGCTATGGAATCATCTGCTAATATTGCTGTATAACCTAAATTAGCATTACCACCTTGTAGATTTGCAGTATTCGGAGAAATTACAGCACTTGTACCAGGACCTGTTAATGTTATAGCAGTATTACCAACAGTAACTACCGGTATATTAGTTGTAGTTTTTGGTAATGTTACTAGTTTATATTTTAATGCTTGAGTCTCATCTGGAATAGCTTCCGTAATTGGCATATTTTCAATGATTGTTCCATAATAATTAGTACCAAGTGGATGGTCTGGATTCCAAAGCGTATAATCTACTTCATCATCGCCTACAGCAAATTGAGTAATATTAAATGCATCAGCCCCCTGAGCTAATAATTCGCGACCTTTCAATGTTAAAATTGCGTCTACTGTTACACTTGAATTATCTAAATATCCCATATTATTTTACCTTTATTTTAAATAAATATCATTCAAATAGATTTTATGTTAATATAAAACTACCTCCTTGACCTGGATTATTTGTATATGTTAATTGATTTGGATTTGCACGTAAAATTTCAACAACAGGTCCGCCATCTGCTGTTTGTGTAGTACTAACATTAAAATTGGCACTTGTCATTTTAGCACCGCTATATCTTTGATTATCAATTCCAGCTGGTAAATAGTCTTGAAATTGTGCAAATGTTAAACTAGCAGATGTATTAGGTAATATTTCTGTCACTTGTCGAAACTCAGACAAACTTGCAGATATTATAGTCGGACAAAGAGCTTCACTTCTCCAATAAGGAGTCGACGCAGTAATAGGTGTACTTCCAGAAAACAATAAATATTGATACGAATACGTAGTTCCATCATATTTTTCTTCTTGCGATGAAGTTAAATATCCTTGCCATTGATCATCATCTAATCCTTCAATTTCTAAAATTTTACCTTCTATAGAACCTTGATAATTTAAATAATCTGCAGAACTAGTAGGGGCAACATCCGTTAATGTAGTATCATATCCATCATTAAATCTTTCAATCGTAGGTAATAACGAATCTTTACTTCTTTCTAATACATTTGGTTGTACTAATAGTCCTGTTAACGTGTTAGCACGTGCTGGTAAAAGTTGTTCTAATTGTTTAAAGAAAGATAAATCAAACAATGTAAATATACGGATATATGCATTTATATCATTTGATTGTGAATATTTTTTCCAATAATCTCTAGCTCGTTGTATTAAATCTGGATATGCTTTTGCATTAACATCACCAGGATCTCCAATATAATCATCTAATGCAGTAAAACCTAATTGAGCAATAATATCTTCATCAATCATAGTTTGTGGAGAAAAGTATACTCCTAATTTTGCACTATCTAACGGAGCTTTATCAAACTGTGATTTTTCAGCTCTTGTTCGAACATTTAATTCTGTTACTAATTCGTTATTTTCTAAACGTATTTTATTATCATCAAAAGTTCCTGCCCCTAATGATATACCGTCATAGTAATATGTTTCTTCTATAGAATCGTATGGAGTATCATTGGTCCAACTTGCAAATGATGCTGATATGCCAGAAGGATTTGGTTCAACACCTAATAAACTAGATGTTGCTGCGTGATCTATTTTTTGTGTTAATGGCAATCTAAATACTAGTTCATCATATGCTGATGTATTACCATCATATGCAGCTGGTGCTTTCACGTGATTGTTGAATGCTGAATCTTGCAG